TTCTACTCTTGAATTACCACTAGACGATTTAAAAGTACCGGAAGATCCTGTCACTAGTGATGTATCAATAGTTCCGCTAATAGTTCCTCTAGCAACAACATTTAAAAAGTTTGCATTACCACTAGAGTCAATTTCAAAACCAGAACTAGGATAGCCTGAAGTGTGTATGCTATTACTATCTATTGATATACCACCAATCGATCCACTATCAATATTTTCACCGTCTGTGTATGGTGTAAAATTAAGTTGACCTGTTGTTATCGTAGAAGCAGCTATTTGACTTGCGGTGATAGAGTTAGCTGTAATTTTACCGCCGTCAATAGTCGTAGAGTTTGAGTTAACATCACTAGCTGCACCACCAACATTTAACTTACCTGATAAGTCAAGTCTTGCTGCGTCAATAGTACCTGCGGTTATGTCAGCGGCGTTTAAATTACCTCTAATAGTTGCATTTTGAAATTCAGCACTTCCATCCGAATTAATTTTCCAACCGGCTGATCCTGTTGAGTAGTTAGAAGATCTAATACTTGAATCATTACCTGTGTCACCACTTACATTTAAAATTATTTCTTGACCGGATATTGTACCTGCTGTTATTTTGTCTGCTGATAAATCGGCCACTTTAGCATTGGTAATAGCAGCATTAGCTATTAAAGCATTTGTCACGGCTAAGTTAGATATGTGAGATGTTTGTATTAATTCTGCACTACCGCTTTGTTCGTCACTAGGCTCACTTTCATTACCTGAAGTATCAACAGCTGTGACTCTAAAGTAATGAGTATCTGCATTGTCTAAATCTATATAACCAACAGCGGCTATACCATTTCTTATATGAGCTGAAGTAGCCACTAATTCACCTATCTTAAAACTAGAGTTTGTGACTTTTTTAGTAGTTGAGTTGTAATTTAAGTTAAAACCTGAAGTTGTAGATGCATATATGTTTAAGTGATCAATATCTTTTGCTAGTGTGAAATTTACTACGGGACTTACCGCATTACCGCTGTTATCTTTTGCTTGTCCTAAATTATGTATAAATTGTACTCTTAAAGGATTAGAAGCTATTGTCGCAAATCCGTCTGGTTTATTAGGTGCGCCTGCGTCAGCCGGTGTTTGTACAGAAGTTATAGTTGCAAAAGAACTATCAAATCCTGTAAGGTCAACGGCTTGAACACCTGCCTCGTAAAATGTATTAGGTGATAAATCGTAAATAATAAATTCAGTAGTAGAAAAATCAACTGTTGAATATATATATTCCGTGACTTGAGTGTCGTTTTCGTCAAGAATATTATTACCGTCAGTATCTTGAATTACTCGCCATCTAACTCTATAAAATGATCCGTCGGTAATTGTTGACCCGTCACTATTTGTAGGTTGTGTCCAATTTAATTTTAAAAATGCTTTTGATACACCATTACCATCCGAATAAGTACCTGCTACTTCTGTAAGACCTGAAGGTTGATTTGGTACTGACTTGTCCGGCGAGCCAACAGCATCTAAAGTGTAGCCACTCATACTTAAGCTTTCACCCATAGTAGGTGCGACATCTCCAACTTCTAGTTGTACATCTCCGTCCTCAAAAATACAATAGTCAGTAAGTTCTGTATAGTTTCCGTCTTTATCTCTATAAAAAACTCCATAGCCCTGTTTAACAGGCCAAGTAATACCTAATATACGAATCTTTGTAGGATTAATAACTTGTCCCTGATATACGGTTTCAAATAAAGCAGATCTTCCGTCCGCTACTCTATCAACTTCGTTATCAATAAAACCTATGTCCGGATCAAAAATAAATATTTTGTCGCCAACGACAAAATCGCCCGATATGTCATATTCCTCTAAAGATACATTTAAAGTTTTCTTTAATGTATTTAGTTCATTTAGATATGAAGTAGCCCTATCGGTTTTACTACTACCCTGTGTTTGAGGGTCGCTTATGTATTGAACTCTTGATAAAGCACCACCAAATAAATCTTTATACGGATTACTACTTACACTAGCACTACCAATATTTGCTTCTGCACCATACTTACTAGCTACTAGTTCTACGGTATCAACAAATTCGCTTGCGTCATATTGAGCGACTAAAGAAGTTGTTGCAATACCAGATATATTAGGATCTTCACCACTAGCACCTCTAAATATTATTGCAGTTGGGTCAGCATTATGACCACTAAATAGTGAGCTTGTAGGTCCGGCATCTAAAAAACCTTTTTGATTAACTTTAAATTCTACACCCAAATCTTGACATACATACTTTATAGCTTTTAGTGCGGACTCGGTATAGTGCTTACCTGTGTATGTACCACTTGGCTCAGTAATTGTTCCTTTTCTAATAGGACCTTGATTACCACTTTCATCTCTAAGAAGTCCTTTTGGTGAGCCGGTATGATCTAAAACATTTTCTAAAGTTGAAGCGTTATAAGACCTAACGCCACTAGGACCACCGGTTTGTGCAATAGGCATACCTGTTGTATCGCTAGTACCTAAATAAGCTATAAGACCCTGTCCATTTATTGATACAATTTCGTCGTCACCAAGTTCTAAAGAATATACTATACCTGTATATTTAGAGGCATCTAATAAAGTGGCGTCGCTAAATTCGTTGACATTAAGATCTCCGGGAACAATGACTATATGACCCCAAGCATCTATTTTATTTATAACTGTATTTGGTGTTGTATTTTTGTTTAATTGTAAGTTAAATGACCCTGCGGCCATTAACTTTTCGGTCACGCTCATGTCTTTACTAACCTCACAACTTCATATACATTGTCAAGATATTGGTCTCTAATCTTGTCTGCTGTATCGATAGATGTGGCGTTAGTTCCCCCAAACTCATAACCTATAAATGCTTTTAAAGTAGCTGTGCTTGAGGTGGAATTAATACCACCATTTGTAGTATCGACATCAAAATTTTGTGGTGAGCCTAAAACAATTCTATTACCTTCGCTGTCATTATTTGTTTCGGTGGCATAGCTAGTATTGTCTGTATAGCCAATAGTACTAGTAGGTTTAATATTAAATTGTGCTGACGACCATTGAGTTGCGACAATGCTAAAGTGTCTTGCACCTCTCTTAAGTGTCACATCTAAGGTAAGTCTTTGATCTTTATTAGTTGCGTCATAATAACTTGTTAATCTTACTGTTGCGCACTCCGGCTCATTTTTCAATATTTGTACTGACCTCCACCCCTGCCATTCTGTTTCGCTAACTCCTCTTGATATAGCAAATGTTTCGTTTGATTTATAACCGTCTGTGTCATAACAAAATATATTAAATCTTGATTGGGTAGTAGTATTGTCAAATGTCATTTTGACTAATCCATTTTGTAATATTGTCGAGGCTGCTGAATGATTGGGTGATTCTAAACCGCACCTTAATCTACTTACATCGTCAACCCCATCGGTAAATACTTCACAAGCATTTTTGTAAAAATCGGCAGGATCAACTAAATATTTTGCATTATAAGACCTAATGTCACTTGCATATCTAACTATGGTTGTTCCGTTTGCACCGACTCTTTCAAAATTGCTTGGGGTATTACTATGGCTATGAGCATAAGAATCTACAGGTCCCGCGTAAAATTGAGTTGTGCTTGAAGTTATAGAGTGGTCGTTTTCTATAATTCCACCACTAAATTGACTTTCAAATTCTAGTTCACCCATATTACCTAACCAAAGCATATCTATTGAATACTCGTAGCCACCAACGGTCACTCTACTTGTTTCTACACCCGCACCGTTGACTTTGACATATCCAGACATAGAGCTGTCACCTTCCCAAGTAAATGGAACTGTATAGTAGCCATTTGCACAAGCAAGCAATTCATCTCTTAAATATTTAATTTCATCAACAGTATTTGGTACAAATGTACCGTTTATAGACAAAGTGTGATCAGATCCTGATCTGTTGTCACTTAAAGTAGCAGGTGAGGTGAAAGTTAACCTACCTATTGTTATTGTATTAGCCATTTCTTAACCTACACTTTGGACACTTTACATGATCTGCCATTTGATAAAAGTAATCACTACAACCTTCACTTAAACAGTAAACCATTTTATCTACATCTTTATTATCAATCATATTTTGCACGCATCTCCACAATCGTCGTCAAATTCTTTTGAAGTATCTACAAATACAGGATTGTCTGTAAACATATCTTCAGGTAATACAAAATCGTTATTAGTGTCCATGTAGGTTTGCCTCCAAGTAAGCTATTCGTGTATCTAAACTGTCTAAGTTCCAAAGGTCTTGTTGTACTTGTTGTAAGATAGTATCTATTCTTATAATTTGAGCTTGCGCCTCACTCCACTCCCACTCTTCTAATAACTTCTTATTAGAGAAGTCCATACCACTTTCTCTTAAATCTTCTTTAAGTGTATTTATTTCTGTACTCATAGTTGCTAATGTTTGGTCGAGTTCTTGATAACGCATAGATTGTTCTTCTAATGACTGTATCTTTTCATAAAGAACTGCAATATCATTTGAAACCATTGTGTCTTGTTTAAGTTGATCAAACTCCATCTCTATACCATTCATTCTTTCATCAATGTTTGATAATGTACTAACTATATCTCCTGCTGTTCTAAGACCTGCACCAACTGATCCCAAGAGTGCTATAACTGTGACAGCTAAACCTAGATTCTCTTTTACCTTATTGATCATTATCTACCTCTAATACCTGTACCTACTAGTCCTTCTTTGTCTAGCTTGACTAGTGCTTTTCTAATTTCTATTGCTGCTTTTCTTGCTTGCATAGGGTCGCTTGGTACACCGGTCACATTTACATTTAAGTTTTGTACAACTAGACTACTACCTCTTGTTTCGCCTAATGGTGTTATGTCAACACCACCGCCCGGTATAGCTCTAATTAATTCTGGTCCATACTCCCCGACAAGTCCCATACCTCTAGCCATAAATCCGCCTTTGTAATAACCTTTGATTCTTCCACCGGCTGCATAGTTTGGTCCCATATTAAATCCGGGTGCTTCACCAAATAGACTTGCATTAAATTCAATACCTCTTTTAGCTTTTGATTGTAAATTATCTATTCCTGCGTTAGCCATATTAATAACAGCCATAACATTGCTACCGTCAGCGTTTATTGTGATAGTTTCCTGTTCAATAGCTAAGTTTGTGTCAAAGAATTTTTGTGCAATCTTATCGACCTCTCCACCAAACTTCATACCTAATGTTTGTGCTAACTCGTCAGTTTTATTTGTTATGTTATTTATGATCTCCTCGTCAACACCTAGAGCTGATCCAAGCTCTTTAAATATTGTTATAGCCTCCGGTCCTGCTTGTAGCAACTGAAAGGCTTGCATACCCATATTGAATTGATTTTCTGCTGCTCTAATGTTTGCGTCTTGTATCTGTTCGTCAAGAGTTTGTAATCTATCGGCTCTAGCGTTTTCAGCTTTAGATAATTGTTCTTCAGCTAATTGATATTCCGCTAAAGATATAGTCCCCTCTTCATAAGCAAGTTTTAAGAAATCTCTTTTTGCTGTAGCCTCTTCAATATCTTTTGTCATTGCGGCAGTATTACCTTTTAATAACTTACCTCTCTCTTCAAGAAGATCGTTTAATTTTTGTTCTTCTCTTAACGCACTTCTTTGTGCGCCGAACATACTAAATTGACTACCAAAGGCTGAACTCATAGCGCCCATTGCTTCACTTACAGATTGTTTCATAACATCTAGTAAGTCGATCATCTTACCTTTAAAAGACATTTCAAGTTCTGGATATGAACTCTCAATACCCTCTGCAAAACCAAGCATCAAGAACTCACCCATTTCTTTTGTAATTCTTGATGGTGATCCAAAACCACCGGCTTCGTATGCAGCGTCAAGAATACCCTGCATTACTTTTTTGACAGCCTCATAAGATTCAGGTGCTTCGTCATTAAGACCGTTGATAAACCCTCTTACATAATCTTGTCCCATTTCGTAAGTTTTATCTTGTGCTTCTTGACTTAGATCTCCTGTTTTTTCAAACAATGCGTCTTTAAGTTCATTTGACTCACTAAGACCTAATGACTCAAGCATCATTTCTCTAGCATTTAATTGATCGGTGTTAGCAATAAGATTTGCTAATACTCCTGCAAACTCTGGTCCTAATTGTGAAAATTCTAAAGCTACATCGTCAAACCCACGATCTTTTAAGAATTGTATTTGTTTTTCAAAGACTTCTCTTAATTGTATTTTTTCCGCCAAAGCTCTATTTACATCTTCGGCTGAAGTAGTTGCTAAGTCACCTAATTGGTCAAGAGCGCTAAATAGTTGTTCACCACCACTTTTAACATTTGCTGCAATTCTTTGGAATATATCTTCGGTTTCTTCTATTTGTTCAGTAGTACCGTCAAGTGCATTAGCTCTTTCTTTTTCGGCTTCAATAGCAGCCATAGTTTGTTCAAGCATAACTCTTTGAAAATCGTGTTCTATTTCATAAATACCTAAACGACGCATAGCTTCTGCTTCAAGAGCTTTGGTTTTTCTTTCCTCTAAGTACTCCATACCCGGAAGTAATCTTTTAGCTAATTGTTCTTGAGCTAATAAAAATTCTAGATCTGCATCAATTATGTCACTTTGATTTCTCATATATATTTCAAAGTTTCCATTAACAATAGCGTTGTATAGTGGGTGTGCTTCTTCAGGTGATAAAATTACATCTGCTTGTGACCTAACAATTTCTATAATTTTTTGTATTGCTTCGTCGCCACTTATAACACCATCCGCAATTTCTCCTAATTCTCTTTGATATTGACCTGCCATCGCATGTGGATCAATATTGTTAAATACTTTTTTCATTAACTGTGCTTGTTCAATAGTTTCTTCTAAATCACCAATGAATTGTTTTCTTTCAAAACTATTTCCCATTAATCCTTCGACAATAGTATCTTCAAGCCTTAGTTGTTGTCCAAAATCCATACCCTCAATAACTTTTTGAAAGTCTTGATTTGCTTTTATTACAGCTCTCAATGTAGATTCTGTGACCTCACCATTTTCGCCAAAGTACTCAAGTTGTCTGTTAAGTTGTTCTTGCGCACCGGCTGCTGCTGCTGTTTTAGTTCCTAATACACCCATAAGAACACCGATAGCAGTAAGAGTTGCTCTTATAGGACCACCAACAAAGAATAATAATGCTTTCTGTAATCTTGTTATTTGTGTGATTGCAAAACCTATAACGGTAGCAAAGCTAACCATAGCCATTTCAAGAGTTTGTAGAGCTTGCTCGGAAGCAGTAAGACCTAAAATAAATTTTTGTATAAAGTTGTTTACATCTTGAACTTGAGGTAATAATTGCTCACCAATTTGGTTTTGTAATTCCATAAAAGCATTTTTAGTGACCTGTACCTGTGACTCTAAAGTTTTATATCTTTTTATAGACTCTTCGGTTAATGCAATGTTCTCTTCAAAGGCTTTGTTGGCCGTTTCTCTTGTGTCATTTAATAAACCTTCTGCCTCTGCTAAACCTAAAATAGCAAGCATTGTTCTTCTTTGTGCTAGACCTAACTTGTCTAGCATACTAATTACATCTTGTCCTGACTCGTTTAACTTACCAAGTCCTTCTATGAAAGCTTGAGCACCAAGAGCAGGATCATCTTGGAAAAATTGTTTAAATGATTCTTCGGTAGTTCTACCGGACGCTTCGGCTATTTTCCCAAATAATTCTAAATTTTCTCCACCCTGAATTACAGCCTGATTAATAGATTGGAATACACGAGCTACCGCAGTACCACCTGCTTGTGCAGGTACACCAATAGCCTGTAAGGCCGTAGCAAAAGCTAAAGCATCTTGTGTTGTAGCGCCTACTTGTGCAGCAGCCTGTTGAATACGCAAAACTGTAGTCATTATTTCGCTTTCAGTTGCAGCGAAGTTGTTTCCAAGTTCAACTATTGTTGCGCCTATATTTGCAAAAGTTTCTTGATTAGTTCCCGCAATAGCGTCAAGCCTAGCAAGACCTAATGCAGCACCATCTACAGTTAAGTTTGTAGATATGGCTAGATCAGCAATAGTTCTAATAAAGGATGGTAAGTTTTCAGCAAGAATACCTAACTGACCACCAAGCTCACCAATTCTTGATAACTCGGTAGTATCAATAGGTGCTACCGTACTCATCCTTAAAATAGATTGTGCTAATTCCTCAAATTGTTCTTCGGTAGCGTCAACTGTTTTTCTAATACCCGCAAAAGCAGATTCAAAAACCATTGCTGCTTGAACAGCTTTAAATAATTCAAATGTAATACCGGCTAAACCAATCATTGACGCAGAAGCCATTGCGTTAATTCTTTGCATTGATAATAAGGCGGGTTTAGCGGCGTCCTCTGCTGCGTCGGTTGCAGTCTTTATGGTTTTTTGAACACCACCGTTTTCAGCAAAAACATTTACGGTAATATTCGCGGCGTTAGCTCTACTCATCTTTCGCTATCCTGTCTTTTTGATCTTGGATCATACTGTCTATTGAAGTAGCCACTCTATCTTTGTTGGATCTACCTCTGCGTTTATCAAGCTCTTCTTTCCACCAACCTTCTGGTGGCTCATCAGGATTGCTTGGATCTCCACCTTCCTGTATAGCCAAGTATTGAGGTGCAAAGAATAGTGATTGTTCTAATGGCATTGTACCAAGTAATCTATAAAATTTACGCCATTCCAAATCCAACGGATCAGCTAGATTATATATTTTGTTGAAGTCACTTTCTACATCAGCCCATCTGTCAACTATGTCAATGGGCTTGAAAGTTATTTTGGGCTATCACCCGATTCTTCGGTTTCTTTAGGGGCAGTAAGATCTCCACCCAAACCGTATTGTTCTAAAAGAAAAGATGATATTTCTTGTAGGGTTTCAAAATCAACTTTGGAACTAATTTTGTCTAAGTTTTCTTGACCGAAAACTGATTTAAACCAAAGTGGCAAATTTGACGCCGAAAGCGAGCCATCCTCTTCTAGCCAAGTCATTTGATTTAAAACAACTTGTGCTGTTAAGAACGGGGGAAATTCTATTTCTTCCCCACCGACTTTCACAATAATTGGATCGTCGTTTCTCGCTTCCTTAGCGGCATCAAAATCTTTATAACGCTTTGTACTCATATTCCTCCCATCCGTTAAGCATTACTATTAGTTAACACTTCCTTCTGTTGAAGCGTTAGTGTTATCAACTATTCTAAATAGATTCTCTTTTCCATTAGTTGTACCAACTGATGTTGAAGATGAATCTGGAACTAGAATTTTAAATTCAACGGCAACAAGCACCTTTTGAGGAGCTTTTTGATGAGCCATTGAGAAAGCACCGACATTAACTGCTCTAGGTATATGAAAATGTCTAATCGCACCGCCCGGACCTTCTGTCACTAAAACTAGTGATTTTTCAGTAAAGTCGTCAGTTGATGGTGGGACTAATGTATCAAATCCTGAAGCAAAGTTAGTTGTGTCGTCTTCGGTGATTGTTCCACCACCGAAAGCTTCTTTAAGACTAGCCAAACTTGCTTGTGCAAGTGTACCGGTAAGTCTTATTTCTTGTGCAGTTTTAACTGATTTAATTGGATCAATTTCTTCCGCGACCATAATGTCCTCGAAAGTCTTATCATATTCCAATGTCCATCCATCCTCCGAATAGCCAACATCAGTCCAACCTGTTGCTAGGTCAGCCCATGCTGTTGCTGTTCCTGAGTCTTGTGCAGGAAAGGCTAAGCCTTTTGCACCGACATAGAGGACACCTGTTCCAATTAGAACATCCGATATTGTACCTGAAGTATTATAACTTGTAGTAGCCATACAGATTTCTCCTAACTTATACTTTTACTTTTAATATGTTTGCAAACATATCTTATTCTTCCTCCGAGCCGTACCACTCTTCGGTTTCGTCTTCTACCTCATCCTCAATAAATGAAGTGTTGTCCACTAAATTTATGACTTCGTCAACCGGTTTGACTTCCCAATCCTCGCCCTCTGCAATAAGTCTAGGTATGCTCAAATCATTCCATAGACGACCTTTGGATTCTTTTAGTCTTTTCCAGTCTCCGCCATTTACTTCCGTCCACTCATCTTTGGTAAATGTTAAACCAGATACTTCGTCACCGATTGAATCGGCGGGATATATTGGGTTAACCTTAACTTTTACTTTTGCCATATTTACCTCTCAAGTAATATTAGAGGATTTTTTTTGAGTTTAAGGTTTATGCAGTATAACGATATGTCATATTGGCTGTGATTTGAAACTCTGCTATTTGTCGTTCTCTATTTTCTATTCTTACGGGTGCTACTGCTATTTCAAAACCATAAATTACCGCGTTTACACCGCCATTTGATAAAACCTCTACACGACTTTCTGTGAATAATTCTTTATATATTATTTGTGCAATATTGCTTGCTGTTGAATAGTCTGGCTCTGGTTTTGTCCCGTCACCACCCCAACGACCTGCATAAACATAAATAGCTAAAGTAGCGATATTGATCGGTGCTTGTGACGCAGGATCGCTTAACAAATTACCCTGATTTTCTATAACTACAAAAGGTAGGGTAGGGTTTTGCGGTAGCTTAGTAGCTACTCTTTGTGATATTTCATTTGTTATTGTACTTTTACTTAGCAACCATGTTCTTAAAACTATTTCAGGATCAGGTGGCATACTTGTAGTACTATCAACTCCGGGCATAATTAATCCTCATCTCCTAACAAGAAGTCTAATAGACCAGACGGGTCTTTTATTTGATTTTCATATTGTATTTCAAAATCGTCTTTTTTAGGTGGATCGGGTTGATAAGCATAAAAGTTTCCTTTATCTTGTCTAGTTTTACCATTTACTTTTAGTTCATAACCCATATCTGGAAAATAAGCTGTTAATGCGCCTTTTATACCTTTACCTAACCAAGCTCTATTTTTTGGTGGGGTAAAAAATGTATTGTTTGGTGTGTAATAACCACCATAAACTGTTTTCCACCAATAAGGTGCTTGATCAGCCTCTCCACTTCTATTAGCGGCGCTTGACCCGACTGTTATTATACCTGACGCTACACCTCTTTTAGGTGAGTAGTTTATACCTCTAAATCTAATTGAATTTCTCAAGTTCCCTGTTTTTATTGGTGCGCCGGGTGATTCTCCACCTGATATTCCTAATAAGTTGTATTGAATATCTTGCATAAGCTCAGGTAATGAAAACTCTTCTATGTTGATCTTCTTTTTAGACATATCTTTTAAAGCTTTTTGATATTCTCTTTCTAATCGTCCACCCTGACTTTTAGATAACTCTTGTTTCATATACTCTGTCATAACTCTACCGTTAAATTCAATATCAATTCCAATTTTATAGTTGTAATGGTTTTGAACTTTCATAGTCGCAAACTTTCCATACATACGGTTAGCAATACGAGTAATAGGTCCCATACTTTGTGGTATTAAAGTTTGACCAAGACGACCTGCAATACGACCCGCAACACGCCTTTGAATACGCATCATAGGTCCTTGCCCTCTTGGTGTTAAAGATTTAAAGTCAGCATTTATACGAGCAAATTGTAAAGCACTACTTCTAATTGGTCTTAGAGGTTGTTGTAAAACATCTAAAGATATTATGTCACCTGCGCCGACAGAGGTTTTGTAGAATATATCTCTAAACTGCTTGTCATATCTAGCCATTATCTACTCTTTCGCACGGTAAGAACTTTTATTAAAGATTTACCGTACCTATTTTTTTTAGTTTCAATTCCTAAAATGTCGTAATATTGTGAGCTTATGTTTACTCTATTATCACTTGTGACTGTGACGCTTGCAGGAATAAACAATTCAAATTGATCCATTAATAATTCTGTTTGATCTTCGTCTTCAGCGCTATTAATTAAAACTAACCTACCTTTAGTTGTACTTGCGCTAGCCCAAGATGAACTTTGTAGCCCTCTATCGTCAACAGTATTTGATGATATAGACTCAATAGTTATATCTTCTTTTAAAAGGTTGTTGTAATTGTAAGACATACAATCACTTTAGTTTATATGTCTTGGTTTTTAAGTTTTTCCCTTAAGGCGTCCATAGCCTCTTTTTGCATTTGTATTTTTAAAATTCTATCACTTGGTTGTCTTTTGCATAATTTACAAACTTTTTGTCTTCCGTCTTTATATTTTTGTGATCGGGAAAAAGATTTTATGTCAAGTATTTCACCACATTTTCTACATTGCTTAGTATCTGGATTCCACTCTTTAGCTTTTGCATACTGTTGTGCTTCTAATACTCCTAGCCAAATTGCAGGATCTTCTTTCATCCAAGTCATAAACTTTTCTAAACCTATTGGCAGATCTTCATATAAAGCTCTTACAGTAAGTTTATATTTACCATCTCTTATTCGATCAATTATTGTTATTGCTACTTGATGATCTATTGCTGAAATAGGCTCAAAGCCTGCTTGTTCTCTTAACTGTCTAACTCTTTCGTGTGAACACTCCCATTCTCTAGCCCAATCACTTAAAGGCTTATGAGGGTCTGCTTTAAATAATTCATACGCTCTTTCTACATTAGGTACTTTTCTACTTGGCATCTTTTCTCTTTCTTGTAAGTCCTCTTTCTTTTCTTATTTTTCTACGCTCACGCTCCGATAATCCACCCCATATACCAAACTTTTCATTGTTAACTATTGAATATTCTAAACAATGTTCTTGTGCTTTACAGGAATTGCATAATTCTTTTGCTTTTCGAGTGCTAGCACCTCTGTCTGGAAAAAATAGATCAGGATCTTCGCCTATGCAATTTGCATCTACTTGCCACCATAATTCTTGTAGTCTTAGTAGATTGCCTAGAGCTTCCTGTTTATAGTCCACTTTTCACCTCTAACGATTTCGTTGAATTGTTGATTTATGAACACTTCTTGCTCAACATTCTTTCTCGTGTATTCGTTAAGGTGTGCGTGAAGCAAACCGTGATAATTTAGAAATCCAATAAGCCAAGTGTAAGTTGCTAAATCTAGCACTAAACAAACACCTGTTTTTTATAAGGGGCTATAAGTAAACGATCGCTATCTTTCAGTAATGGACCGTCAAAATAGGCTAAAGGATCATTGTATTGGACTTGCAAATCACCTATGCGTTCTTCAACTACTGTACTCATACTCGCCCCGTTCGTCGAGTCGCTTAAGTGAGTATCTACTGTACCGGTATCGGCGTTTGAACTCACATTTAAACTCGACATGAGTATTCTTGCAGAAATTCTTGCGCTTGTAAACTTTATATCGTCAGGAATTGTTGAATAACCTGCATTGTAAACAACTGTTATGTTTTTAGGTTTAGCACCTGACCAACGACCAAGTACTCTTTCTACCCTACCGTTAGAGTGAAATACGAAATCACTTTCATTTCCTTCGGTTAAAGAATTACCATCTTCTGTAATTGAGGTTATAGAATTTACAGGAATATGTTTTAAATTTATTTCTCTATTGTTATCACCAAACAATACTTCAGTTTGATTAGACGCTTCTATATCATAACCTAGATATGTTTTGATAATTTGATCAGCAAAAGGTATTAAAGAGTTTGTGACTGTACTTTCAAGCGTAGTGCTTAAATCTACCCCTATGATACTTTCGACATCACTAACTGTGCAAAGAGCCATTTAGATCTCCTTACTTGCTAGATTTGTTCTCTTTAGGTTTTACTGCTTTTGTTTCTACTTCTTTTTTGGAACTTTTCTTAGCAGGTTTTTTCCAACCAATTTCTTTTAAATAGCTTTCAGGATAAGTTTTACCTGCGCCACCCACTTTAGAAGCGTTAGATTTTGGAAGTTCAGCTTTAGGTCCTTCAAAGATTGACCCGTCGCCTAATACCCATAAGTCTTTTTCCAATTTAATGAATTTTTCTGCCATAATAAATCAATTCTACTTTCTTATTTCTTTTTTTTAGGTCTTTTACCGTATGGTTTAGATTTTGGTTTTTTTCCGTTATGCCAACTCATTTGTGTCCTCTCTATAAAATATGGGGGCGCGTAGCCCCCATATTCTAAATACTAAACGCTATTAAGCGCTTGTGATCTTATGGAAAGCGGCTTGTCTGTAAACAGGGAAACCAACTCTCATAGTAGCTCTAATCACCATGATGTTCTTTGTAAAGTTCTCACCGTGACTATCGCTGACTGCGATGTCAATTCCTTGCCTCATTACGACATGTGCTGCTTCTCCACCGCCGAACTTACCAACTAGGATTGTTCCTTCGCTTATCGCGGTTGTAGGAACAACTTTTAATCCCCAAAGTTGGTTAGCAACGCCACCTGCATATCCACCGGCTTGGGTGAATACAGGAGCTTTAGCTGCATATCCTGCGGATGAAGTACCCGCAAAGTCCTCGTCTAATTGAAGCACAATCTGTGCCCAATCGTTAGGGTGGATTACGATAGCATCTGGCTCTGTGAAAGCATTTACTCTAATATCGGTAATTGCTCCATAGACTGCACCAATTCTACCAAGACCTCCTGCGTAAGAGCCATAAGCTGTTGAGCCTACGGATGACTTACCGGCATCTAAGATACCTTCGAGGTTTGGTGATGTACCGTCACCAGCTATTAGCTGACTGTCTAGTCTTAATCTCATCATTGTTTGTAGTCTTGAGTTCAAATATCCCTCTAAACCAGAAACATCTTGCATTAACTCATCTGTGACAGGTATGTTAACACCTAGTTTTGAGATTGTTGCTGTTCTCTCGGTGAATGCTAATGCTGCCTCGCCAACTGCTGCAGCTTCTGCTGCTTCTGCGGCGTTATTTGTAAAGGTTGTTTCTTCCAAATATACAAACGCATTTTGGTCTGTTTGTATTTGGTCAAATAACCCAATAACTGCATTAGGATCACGAAGAGCTGTTTCTAAAATACCCGGTTGTCTTAATGACTCTGGTGGGTAGCCTGTTGTAGTCAAGTTTGTCTTGACTTCAAAAGGAACTGTGCTTTGAATATTCTTAGCACCATTTTCAACATAGCCTTTGTAAGCTGCTGATTTTAGAACTTCTGCACCAAAAGATGAGCCTTTTGACTCTTCGGATGGTGTAGGTACGCTTGCTACTGCTTCGCCTGAAATGTCTAATTTAGACTTTGCTTCTGCAACTTTAAGATCATCTCTTAAACCTGCTAATGCTTCATTTCTTTCAATGACTGCATTTTTTTGTTCAGGGGTAGAAGGTCCCTCTTGAGCTTCGATTGTATCGAAAAGCCCTTTAAGTTCAGCAGACTCTTTAGCTATATCTTCACGAATTTTATTCACTTCGCTCATTTTTTTACTCCTAAATGTCTTCTGTTGTTTCTTCTATTTCTATATCGGTTAATATTGTTTCGGTTGCGATTCTTTGACTTTCTAGCCAAAGACCGTCTAACTCATTGTCTAATACTTCTTCAGTTGGTAATTCCGCTTCGTCAACAGGATCTTCCTCTTGTCTTTCCTCGTCGGTATCAATTTCTGGTTCTTCCGCAGGCTCTTCCTCGGGTTTAACCTCGGTTTCCTCTACGATTTCCTCAGCTTCTGCTACCGGCTCGTTAGATTCGATTACTTCCTCTTGTTGTACTTCGTCAACAACTTCTGTTGTGTCTTCCAATGCACCCTCCGTTCCAAATTCATCTACGAATTTGTCTATTTCATCAAAAGCGTCTTGTACGCTTTCTTGAACTGTCCTGAGAGCTTCAGTCGCCGAAACCCCCAACTTCCTACCATTCTTTGCTCTAAGTTCCCCAATGGATTGAACTCGAGCTACGAGATTATTTAATGCAGCAAGCACATCTTTCACCTCATCCGAAAATCGCTTACCTTGCACGCTGGCACGATCATCGAAAACTTCACTATCCGCATTTCCAACATTGTTAATTTTTTCACTAATGTCTTTTAAAGTTTGCATAGAAACTTCGTCTGTTGGGATAGATTTTAAAATTTCTTTCATATTGTTAGCTATTTCATTTAGATAACTAACTGATGTATCTTGTTTTTTCAAAAGAGCTTCATAATCTTCGTGAGTTTTACACGGCATGTAATATGTTGCACCGTCCATCTCGTGAGTATGCGATCCCTCACAACCCATTTGTTTGGCTCTATTTTCAGCCTCTTGTGGCGTTAAGAAAAGATCTCCTGATAGAGCTTCTTTCTTTTCGTCGTCGGCGACAACTTCTTCTTCTTTAGGCTCTTCTTGTTGTATGCTGTCGTGTGACAATACACCTTTTTCGTCTGTTTCATCCTTTTGACTTTTTATAGCCATAGTAAATGTTTCTTGGTTTGCACCTACCAAAACCGGACTAACTTCATACACAGATAAATCTTTAAGATAACGAACTTCCGCTTCGTCTTGATCGTCTTTTTTAAATTTTCCATACTCACTATCATTTACTCTAAAACCAAATGACCATTGTTGTAGGTTTCCCATATTCTTTACAAGTTTGTAAGCTTCAGCACCTGACTCGGTGTCCATAAAAAATTCACCGTCAAACACAGCTTTTTCTTCGTCTTTTACAATTCGACCTTTACCAATAGGTTTATCCCATTGGTGCGCCCATACCATAGGTACGGTTTCACTTTCTTGATCGAATCCTGATTTGATAGCTTGTGGTAATACAACATCACCATCGCTGTCAATATCATTGAATAAAGAGAAAACAGCTTTGACTTGCCCTTTTTGATCTTCCCCTTCTTTAAACTCTACTTGTATTTTTTTATACTCATCATTTTTCATGAAAAATTTCTCCTGTGTAAACCAAGTGCGCTATTACAAATATTAACTAATAATTTTTAAAGTTTGCGTATTTAGGGTAGCCCATGACAAAAACTCAAATTTTGCATATCTCTGGTATAATTTAGGTATGAAAGTAGATGTCCTATTGATTTCGACTTTACATACAAGTTCCGGTAGCTTTCAGCTGACTATCTTGTCGGATGGCACAGGTACGGCAGAAATCTTCGGTGAAACCGTGCAATTAAAACGCAACGGTAATAAAATAGATATATCAGGTAAATTCAACGCACGCGACTTTAAGCGTGGCGCTGAGGAAAGAGATGAAATAGTATCATGGCTGAAAGAGGAAATGAAGCTATAAAAACTGTAAGAGCGGACAAAGAATTTCAAAAATTTATGGATGTTGTTGCAGTTAGTGACAAAACAAATAGAAATAAAATTATCACCGATTGGCTAGCATTGTTATCTAGTGAAGAGCAAATTAGGTTAGTTAATAAACTTAAAGAGCGTGGTGTAGATTATATACCTAACGAAAATACTAGATTTTTTGAAAATTCTTAATTTCTAAAATCTTTTATTTTTCTTAATTTTGATATTGGTTGTGTGACAGACCTGTCTGTTTTCTTATGCGACCCATCTTCCATAATCGCCCAAACTACCATTGTGGCTTCGTTATCAGTATTGTTTACTGAACTTACTACACCGTGAACTGTTGATGGGGGATCAGGATCTTTATTGATTGACCAAGATACAGTATCTCCAACTTTAACAGACTCTGCTTTCTCACTTCTAGCTGAGTTCATTTCAACTTCTGCTAAAGCCTCTGCCTCTTCGGTAGATACATTGATTTCCTCAATAATAAGATTTGCATTTTTCTTAGAACTTAATGGGTGATTGCTTGGTAATAAATCTGTGTCATAAGGTTTTCTCTTAAATTTACCTGTTCTTAAAGCTCTTAATAGCCCATTCACTCTGGCCATTGCCCACTGCTGAGGTCCTGCAACATTACCTCTTACTGATCCCGGATTGTTTTGATATGCAGCCAAACCTCTATTGTAAGACGCTGTTAGCATTCTTAATGTAGCTCTATACTTAGGATTTTTTGAATTATGATCTTCTACTTTTTTTCTAAGACTAGCTTTAACTTTTGCACTAAGCGCTTTTTCTTCTATTTCTAGTAATAAAGCTTCTTGTATTTTTCTTCTTTCACGAATTACTTTTTTGTATTCATTTACAATTTTTTTCATAGAGCTAACACCAGACTTAGTGACACCACCCCATTTCATTACTGCGATAGTACCGTTTAATCTTGTATTACCTTTGTGACGATTCATAAATCTTTCTCTACGCTTTACCCAACTTAAAACAGATCCTGATCTATCACCGGAACGATATTTACCCCAACGATTAAATGCATCATTACCTGTAAATGAAGTTGGTGGATTACCACCTGTACCGGCTCTACGCCAAATTTCAGGCCAATCTTCTTTTAGATTTTTTACATAGTTGTAATCAGGAAATTGTTTATGCTGTGAATTAGAAATTGATATTGTTTGATTGTCGCCTGATCTTGGAAAGTTAGTTATCTTAGGTGCTTTTTCATCTTTTTTCATGCGAGATAATGCTTCGTTGGCCTGTGTTTCACTTTCATAACATTTTATAACTTCGTTAGTATCGTGATCTAAAATACACCAAGCACCGTTAGGCATTTCGGCTACATACTTTTCTTCGGTCAAACGAGTCGGTGTAGGTTTTAAAATACCTGACCTTTGACTATCTACTTGTGCGCCACCGGTTGTTAAAACTTTATCAATAAGTTGTTTAGCAATTTCTACAACAGGATCTTCTTTTGGCTCTTCTTCTTTTGGTTGATCTTCTTGTACAGGTCTTTTACCGTCAGCACTAACCTCAACCATATTTAGTGGTCTTAAATATACATCGTGTGTTTCGTCAGTTGAAAGTCCTGCTTGTTTTCTTGCTTCGCCTATTGTCACCCAACCACCACTTACAGCAGTATTCATTCTTTTATAAACATCGTCTTTATCTTGTGACAAAGCCCTTACATCGTCTAAGTTGTATTTTATATGAAGCTCTTGTGCGCTGAAATCTTTTCTTAATAATTGATGTGTTAGCTCGGATGCAACTGATTTCCATAGAGGTACTAATTTTTGTTCGGTAAAGAACTCTCTAAGTTCACGAGTGTTGTTATATGTAGCTGCGTCCAAACCTGCACCTAGTCCGGCCAATATTGCAGGTACACCTAAAACTGCGGAAACTCTTTCTTCAGGGATCTTCCTTAGTTCAGCTAAATTCATTTGATCTGGTGAAAAAGATACGACTTCTACATTCATTGATCCCGATAAGACCATAGGTGCGCCACGGTTTTTTCCGCCAAACTTTTGTTTATACATAGCGGATATTGCTTCTGCCTCTTCTTTCGAAGGACCGCCCATTGAGTCATCTTTGGGTGAGAGGATGACACCGGGTACAGCCATGTTATGTAAGAGTGCTGCTGCATACTGTCCTGCCGCTTCATCACCCAAGATTTCTCTTAATACAGATTTTAATGGGGCGAATCCGCGCCTATGGTTATTAGGGTCAATACCATTTCGTATATGCACAATATCATTGGTTGGAACGACTATACTATTACCCCCAAGACCACCATAAGGGCTGTACTTAAAATGTGTTATTAATGTATCTTCATCACCCTTTGGCTCTACTAAGTTTGGCATCAAAGGAACGAGCTGTACCACACTTCCGTCAGTATTTCGGTTTTTATATAAATAAGCGTCACCATAAGCAGATAATGAAACGACAATATAGTGAGCAAGTAAAGTTCCGGAAGTAAAAGGATTAGGTCTTTCTAAGAGTTTTACAATAGGATGATCCTTTACAAATTCAAAATCACCGGCGTCGGTATCTTGATAAACTAAAGGTCTTGGCTCAGCGAAAGAAGTTGCTAAAACATTTAAACAAGCGACTACTGCCGAGTTGTTAGATCCATCTCCAATATCATCTAACGAGGTAGTAGGCCAATATCCTGATTCTGTGTTATAGCCGTAAACAGCTCTATCTAAAGATGTTTGTTGATTGTATCTATTGTATTTTTGTTCTTGTCTTTTAGTTGGTGCGTTTAAAAATTCTATTGCTCTTTGCACCCGTGATTTGTTTTCTGCCATTTAATATGCCGTCCATTCCCGTTTGGCCTGTGCGCTTAAAACTCCATAACCGATTGCGTCCACTATGTCATCATGATGACCTACCGGAAAACTCATTAATTCTCTTTCCACTTCGGGCAACCACATAGCGCCCTGTCTTAAATACAGATCTCCGCTTTCCATTCTTGCGGCTAAAGGTAAAGCTCTTGAAACTTTATCTTTGTCAGCACGCAACTCTTTAACAGCAAGACCATCCCTTTTCGCAAATTGGATAAGCGAAAGCTGGAAACCTGCTCGTTCCATTCCTACCCATTGTAAATCATATTCCGCCATTTTTTGTCTTATTCGGGGTATTATGTCCGGTGCTTCCATCCTTTGTCGATCAACATCAAGTAGCAATATTTTACCCATTGGCGTCACGGCAAAGCTAGCTATTACTGTATAGTCAGCACCTTCTTGTATAGAGGTAGCTAAGTCAACGGTACAAAACCTAGAACAATCATATAATTCTACGGTTTCACCACTAGCAAAAAATCTACCATTTTTTTCCTTAAAATATCTAAGCCAATCAGGTTGCAACATACCCTGTCCCGCTTCTACAAATTCAGCTAAATACTCTTGAGCGTAAACTATTGACCCTACTTCATCTTTTGCTTTTTCTACTTCTTCTCGATCAATAAAAGGGTTGTCAAATGTAGCAAATTGGAATTTTTCCCAATCGTCTTTTTTATCAGCAAATTCCCATAATTCATAAAACCAATTATTCATACCCATAGGTGTTGAGATAAATAAAGCACCACCTTTTCTTTCAGTAAGAGTAGGTCTTAATACTTGATGCCAAACATCAGGTTTTACGAACGCAGCTTCGTCCATTACTAAATAATCTAAACCCTCACCACGAAGTCTATGTGGCGTATCGGCTGATCTAACTGCAATAGATCCACCTCCGGGAAACTTTACTTCCATATTGACCAATGATATTTCAGGCTCTATTGCTTCTGGAAATGATCTGGCTGACTCTAAAATGTCACGCCAACCAACTCTTGCTATTGTGTATGTAGGTGCTACCCACCAAGCTCTTTTACCTGCTAAAGCAGTTTGTAAACATAATTGAACGCCTAGTCTTGATTTACCAAATCGCCGTCCTGCACATAATATTTTCCAACGAGCGTCGCTTTCAGCAACTTTTAATTGTGCTTCGTGTAATTCAGGAAATTCTGCAATTACTGTGCGACCGGCTTTATTATTTACTTGAACATCCATCAAGTAGAGTTTAGCAACTAATTATCGTGAACTTTGTTTAATACGATTATATAAGCTGTTGTGTCAACAAGACTTTTTTGCTGTATAGCGGTAAGCTCGCTGTCTTTTGTGACTAGATATTTAGATTTAGCAGTAATTACTTGCTCAAGATCAAAATTCATAGTGTTCTCTACAAGTCTAAATAAATCTTGTAAATTAAAATCAGGATAGTTTCTTGTAATTATTGCTACTTTAGAATTTAAAGAACAACTTGTGCTTAGACTTAGTATTGTTCTAGCTAAATAATTTTCAATATCTACTCTACCCATATTGTACTCTGCGTCCAAAGAATTAAATATAATAAGGTCTGCTTCGCCCATGCTTGCGGGGAATCTATCGTTTATAAAATCAAATTTTTCTACTTTTTTAGCGCTTGGGATCGGATCAAGATCGTAAGACTTACAATCAAAACCCATAGCTGTTGCAACATCTTTTGTGACTTGGAATTTATCACTCATATCAATAAGTTTTGTTTCGCTAGGAACTCCACCATAAAAATAAAGTAAATTACCTATAAGTTGTGGGTGTGTTTTGTTTTCCTCGTCATATCCATACAATTCATTTTTTTTACCAAAAGACCAAAATGTTGTTGGCTTGTAATTTAAACCTAGATCTTCTAAGTCAACATTGTCGCTTTCTATAATTGTTTCTAAAACTTTTTGTTTTTTAATTATTGACCTTAGTGCTTTTACAGACAAGCCCTCGTCAATAGCTTTATCTAAATATTCTTTTTGCAATCCTGCGTCTAATGATGCAACCTCCGAGTGATGTGTCCAAGACAATTCGGGATTTCGTCTTTCTAAAGGTACTTTGTTTGCAACATAAGAAGCCTTACTAAAAGTATTGTAAGGTATTTCCATATTCAAAGCTTGTGCTGCGAGTTCACCGTATTTGCGATCGCCAAAGTTCCACCAATCACCAAGCCACCACATAATATTTTGAGTTGCTTGCATTAGGTTTTGTCCTATTTCCAACCACTGCTCATAAGTAAGATCTTCTGCAAATTGGTAATAGTTGCTATCACGCTTAGTTTCTACTATCTCTCCCATAACTTTATTTTACTATATTAAATGTTTAGTGTGACAAAAAAAGAAAATTCCGGTTGCTCTAGGGGAAACAATTATAAAAACCTAGAGCTACCAGATATATCAAGTAATATGCTTTGCAAAAGAATCTTTTACATTTCCAATATTTACATTGGAACGAACTTCAGCAACAGGCAATCCTTTGTTAAACGCTATAAAGGTTGGCACACTATAAATACTATAATGTGAAGCAATCTTAGGTGCTTGGTCAATATCAAGTGCGACAAATTCGCAATCTTGATCTTCCCAAGACTTAGCAAGATTTTCTACTGCCGGTGTGATCTGCTTACATGGTTGACACCAATCAGCTTCAAATTTCACGATAGTAGTAGTATCTCTAAGTACTGTGTCTGTGAAGTCCTCTTGATTTATTTTGCGTATCATAGTTTTACTATAATAACACAACTTGAATCATAGTTGGTAAAATCAATATATGAAAAAAATTAAAACTGTAAAAAAAGAACACGCGCCAACAATGAATAGAAAAGCTCGTCGTCAACTTGCAAAAAAAATTAGAAAAGATTTGGGCAAGGCTGTACCGTTAGATACAGCCGATGATGGGAGGAAGTCGGTTTAGTAGCCGACCTAACTATCATAGACTATTTGATTTTAGTTTCAGGTAAATAAAAAGAGTCGGTTGCCCGACTCTCTTTACCGTATCAACAAAGGGCTGCTTTATTGAAATCTATTCTTGCTATGGACTACCATAGACGATTACAATACTATTCTACTTCTCGTCAAATTTTTTGCAAATACCTAAGTATAAATTTACAAGATCGTCTGCGTCTTGTACTAAGTTAATACCTTTTATTCTCATATAGTTAAATTGTTTCAAAACAACTTCTTTAAGATCACCATCGCTAATTAGTTCGTCAATAGCGTCTTCTCTTTTTGTTCCCGGAGGAAAATTTGGTATATCAGCCATTAAATTGTCCCTTCTGCTTTTATTCCCGTCAAAGCTTCGTATTCGTCATTTTCTACAGGTGATATAGTTGGTGGTATATAATCTTTTTCTGCTAAAAACATATCCCACAACTTTTGTAAAGCGTCATCCGAGTTCTTTGCTGTGACTTCAAAAGTAATTTTAAAGTCCATTAACGGCTCACTCACTTGTACCCTCTATCTCTGTGTATTTTTTATGAATATCACAATGATAGCTTATTTTACTTTGCAGTAAGAGATCGTTTTGAGAATTTTGTTTAAAATCAAATATTTTTTGTACTTCTTTTATTGCCTCTTCATTACTGTCAGCATCAATAATGTAATCTTCTGTTAATTCAAAAGTGACCATTATTTTCATTTACTTCCTCCCATGATTCTATTCTACTCTATTCTATTATACTCTATTCTACTCTTATCTACTCTACTCTAGCGCGTTATTGTCACAAATTGTCACGATTTGTCACATGTGACATAAAAAAATAAATAATCAATATTTATGGGATTTTAAAAGATTGTAGTCGACGACAAGTTTACAAAATGTTAACAATTAAAGGCTGTTAATGTTTTGTAAAACTGCTATATTTGTTAGCTATGGATTATTTTTTAGGATTTATATTTGGTTTCTTTGTTAAAGAAACATTAGCGTATCTCAAGCAACTAAGCGATTGGGATTACGATAACCGCCGTGGTTATGAATTTGATTTAGATCCTCTTACTGAGGACGATTTACCTTAGTAATCTCAGGGTCAAAGATCAAAGTATCTTCTATCAATGACCTTATAATTAAACGACCCGTCAATTCCATAAACTGTGGAACTACACCATTACCTAAAGCTTTAAGCCTGTCAATGTCGTTGTCTTTTCTTTCAGCAACTCGACTTATTTGATCTTCCCAAGAATTATCAACACCCCAAGAGTTTATTTGTCCAAGTTCAGCCAACCATCTGGAAATCCCATGAGTCTGGTCACCCATTCCGGATTGAGCCTTTGACCAATCAATTCCGGATTCCGTTCCCCAACATCCATCTCTAAAGTAGAGCCATGCGACCCACTCGCTACTGACGGCGCTTTCTTGTTCACCGGCTTGCTTGCTTGACTTGCCCTCGGTGTCGAAAACCTTTCCCTCACTTGTACTTTGTCCGCTAGATTGAGGGATCGATCCTCGCCCCCGTTCTTTGCTATCCGGCGTCCCTTCTCGTTCAGTTTGAGATTGAGATGTTCGTTGTCCTGTGTCGAGGGTGTCGGCCACATTTCCGTTTCCTCTTTGGTTTTCCACTCTATCACTTCTATCGTCGTCAATTCTTTGTCGAACTTTACTTCCGTCAAGTGTGGCTTGATCTTGCTCCAATCCTCTATGCTCGGGTAATTGAATCCCGCGCTGTCCTTCCTGTACCAATGATCGACCGTCGTTTTCTTTATTCCGGTTTTCTTGGCTAGTTCCGTCGCCCCTATTTGACTCCTTATGTATTCCGTCCACTCCTTTTGTGTTGGTAGTAGTGGTCTTTCCACCATCTCGTGATCTTGGTAATACTCCATCAAGCTCGGGTCTTTCTCTATCATTTCCATCCAAACTTGATCGCTCAATGTTCTTTGTACTCTGTGTCCTGACGATCTCCTCGTTTTCCCCTGCATAAGTTTCGTCGCGTGTTTCAACGAGTCGTCTTTGTTGTCCATTGTTGTAGGGGTCAACCAAATCTTTGGATTTTCTCGTAAGTTCCCAGTGCCTTTTCTTTTGCTCTTCCTCTCGGGATCTCCACGATACAACGCTCTCTCCAAAGCGTCCCCTGACCTCGGCTCTAAGTAATCCATAGTGTTTGGGGTCTCCCACGATTCCAACTCCCACCCATCTTTGTCTTTTGTGTCTTGCTCCAACGAATTTTGCTGATATAAGTTGCCATTCAAATCGATAATACCGCATTTCGGCCACACCTTTGATGACACGGTTAATGGCTTCTCCGTTGCTTGCTCGGAGGATGTTTGGGACATTTTCCAAGATAAAGATTGGTGGTCGTATCTCATCAATAAATCTTTCGACTTCATCCCATAACCATCTTTCATCTTTTACTCCTTTTTGATTTCCTGCAACGCTTACCGGTTGACACGGAAACCCTGCTGTCAAAATATCTACTTTTGATAGATACTTTGTATTTACTTTTTCTATATCTTTATTTAAAACTAAAGTATTTGGAAAGTTCTTTTCTAGTATTTTACAACAAAAATCGTCATTTTCTACCGCCCAAGCAACTTCATCAATAAGACCTGATCGTAGTAAGCCAAGCTCTATACCACCTATACCCGAAAATAGACTACCTAGTTTCAATTCTTTCCTTTGCTAAATCAAAATATTCTTTTTCTATTTCTATTCCTATAAAGTTTCTATTATTTTTTTTACAAGCTAAACCAACTGATCCTGATCCCATCATAGGATCAAGCACAGTATCACCCTCATTAGTCCAACTAATTATGTGATCTTCCGCAAGTTTATATGGAAAAGGTGCAGGGTGAAATTTAGATTGCTTATCAACTTTATTAACTCCAACTGTGTAATACCAAATATTTCCTTTTATTTTTTCATTTTTTACGGGTTTAGCTTTCTTTTCTCTACCCTGTTCGTTTTTAGAATAATTTTTATATGTTGTGTTTTTTAATTTTAAACCACCATGAATTGTTGGAACTTTAATTGCGTTATGTGTCTTGACATACTCTTTACTGAATACAAACATATATTCAAATTCATTGTTATATCTTTTTCGGTATATTTGAGGTATAGGATTATTTTTAGCAAAAATCATTGTATCGTGTAATTTAAAACCTACACTCATAAAATTAATTGCTTGATTAAAACTTGATCCTGTTTCACTTTTATCTATTGTTGCGTCAGCTACAACCCAAACAACAACTCCACCTTCTTTGGTTATTCTAAATAATTCTTTTGTAATACTTGAAATATCAAAAGAAGTGTTGCCTTTGTAGTTTCTTAAATTATCGTAAGGTGGACTTGTTATAGACATATCAATAGAATCACTAGATAACTTTTTCATAACTTCTACACAGTCACCGTTATATAGTTTCAATGACTTCCCAACTCATTTCAGGATTTGAATAATGTGATAATTCTATTTGTGAATAATCTTGATTGTATAAATCTAATCTTTCAATAATACCTCTTGGTGTCATATCAAATTTGCTAACAAAATCCTCTAATACTTTTTTACTCACATGAAGTTGATCAAACCCACCTACCTGTATTTCAAGTGGTTTATCTAAACCAATACCATAAGCTAATCGAACATAGCATTTATCAGCCAAACCATTGGCTACTACATTTTTAGCTAAATGTCGTGCAGCATAAGCACCTGATCGGTCAACTTTACTAGGGTCTTTTCCTGAGTATGCGCCTCCGCCTACGGCTACGCTTGGACCATAGGCGTCAGCGACAATCTTGCGACCTGTCAAACCTGTATCGGCTGACGGTCCGCCTTTCGTAAATGAGCCACTTGGATTAAGATATAAAACATTTAAGTTAGTTTGCAATGTGTTTTCTACTATGGTGTGTATTAAAGAATATATAGACTCTTGATCCCATTGCTTATCATGTTGCACCGAAATAATAACTTGGTAAGTGTTTCCAAGATTAGTCACTTGTACTTTTCCGTCTAGATCAAGATCATCTCTATATTTTTGTAAAGCATATACTTGTTCAGCAATCTTTAGAGTTTTGTAAAAATTATTAGGTAAATATAAATTATTTGTATTTTCTGCATACCCAATCATTATTCCCTGATCTCCTGCACCAAAATCTTTTTTGCTAACAACCGCTTTATTTATCTCGTTTGATTGTTTTGTAATTACATTTTGTATTTCAGCTTTTTTTACATCAAACTCGTCATTGTTTGTTTTTATATATTTAGATAAAACTTCTCTTACAGTAGATACAACTTTTGATGGCATCATTGACATTTCACCACCAACTACTACAAGCCCTTTATCTTTAGTTCCGGTTATAAAAGTTTCTACGGCTACTTTTGTTTCTTTGTTTTCTTTTAACGCAATGTTGAGTAAAGCGTCGCTAATTTTATCGGCGATCTTATCGGGGTGTCCCGGAGTCACCATTTCATCTGTCATCATATTCAATTCGCTCCTTTGCAATATGAAAATATTTCAATTCTTTTTCGATACCTATAAATTTCCTACCGGTATTGACACAAGCAACTCCCGTTGATCCTGATCCCATTGTAAAATCAAGTACCGTGTCCCCTTCAAGCGTATAGGTTTCTATAAGATATTCTAACAAAAGTACAGGTTTTTGTGTTGGGTGATAAGATTTTTGATTTTTCTTTTGATTATCTCTAGCAAAATAAAGCATATTTGTTTTAGTTTTGTGTGTGTAAGTCACATATTTGCGATTACCTTTGTTGTCTAAGTTATTTCTAGCTGTTGCAAAGCTTTCACCACCAGATATAGTGCGTACCCTAGTTATGGGTTTTGGTAGTTTTTCACCCTGCCAATCATATTCGGGTTGATCTTTATAGAAAATAGATATGTTTTCGTTTTTTCTTAATGGTTGTTTTTTACTAAAGGCTTGTCCCGTTCCTTTGTCTTTTTCCCATATCCAATCGTATCTATATTCGTCTATGTTGGATAATCGTAAAAAACTACTAAAAGGCTCTAAACCAAATAAAGCTATTGGTGTATTGTCTTTTCTTATTCTTTTTAGTTGTTCCCACATTATTTCTTTAGGAACTTGATTATCCCAATTATATTCTGTAGTCCCGTATGGAAGATCTGTTAAAACTAAATCAATAGATTCGTCATCAATTTGTTGCATTATCTCAATGCAGTCGCCTAGATACAATTTAGTATCTATTTCACTAACCTTTCCATAATGATCTGTTTCGGCAGGAAATCTCTACAATAGTAAGAACTAGAAAAAGTAGGACTTCCCATACCTTTTCCGTCTTTTATGTATTCAATTCGCTTATCAAACATTAAAAGCTCTAAATCTATGTTCTCGAACAAATGTTTGGGTGCTGCGTCATTTAGCCAAGTGTTTGACATAAGTAATGCAAAAGGTTTGTTAAAGCTCAAAGCTCGTTCAAAAATTTGTCTTTTTCCGGTAAAAGGTGGATTAGATACAATAATATCCCACCTATCCGGCTCGTATTCATAAAAGTCTTGATCTTGCGATATGTGTGAACTAACAACTTCGTTTTGCTGTCCTATAAGTTTTACAAACCAACTATGTGATAAATCAAAAGGACACCAAACTGTAGCGTCTTTTGGAATATATTTTAAAATTGGCCTTACACCATATTCCGGTGTGTAGCATTCGTCGTTCTTACCTTTAGAATAAAGAACTTTATTACTATCTATTCCCCAATTATTGCTCAAGAGTGTACCTTTCCACATCAAACAAAAGTATGCTTTCTTTGTTTTTTTCAAATATCATAAATACACACGGAAAGCCAAACCAATCTTTGACAAAAAAATAGGCTAAACCTGTTAGCCCAAACCCCGCATCTTTGATCTTCTGCATTCGTCCTACCGTTATATTGTGGCTAGCCATAACATAAGCAAAGCCTTTTTGTGAAATATCTAGTGTATGGTCAATAACTTGATTTAATTTAGAAAATGGTGGATTTGAAACACACCAATCAACTTGATCTTCATATTCAAAGAAGTCCTTTTCATAAGGCGGTTGGATCTCCGTAAAGTCTTTTTCGACAAAATCGGGGTAATTATCATACCAAACCCCTTTTCCATAGAAAGGATCAAGTACTTTGTCACCTTTTGATAATGGTACAGTTTTCAAAGCTTTATCAACAAAAGCCTTTGGCGTATAGATTATATCGTTTTTTCGCTCTTTGGAACTAACAAAACTGTTAGCTACACCTCGTTCCCCCAAGAGTCCCATCCTTCCTTTGTTTCCCTAGCAAACAATTCAATTCTAGGAAGATCCCCACACAAGTCAACGATCTGCGATCTTATTACATCGGGCTTTTTACTATGTCTTTCCCTAGGTGCAACTACTAATTCTCTTACACCTTTGGAAACTCGACTAGGTTTTCCTTTTGTTGCTAATAAACACAATTCGGGATTACCGCGTGTCCAATAACCAAGCCCTGTAAAAAATCCCTCGCTTTTCATATTTTCCTTAGCCCAAACAAAACCCATTGTTTTATAAGTAAAACCCCAACTTTCAATAACTTCAAACGCTAATGGTAAAGAGTGATTAACTACCCATAGGAATAAAACACAATGAGTATCTGCAATATCGTTTACCGGTAATGATTTTATCCAATCAATACTTTGAGTTTCGTAATGTTGGTTTGGATTTCGTCCCTCTCCCTTTTTGCTGAAGTTTTTAAAGCTCCATGGAGGATCGGCATAGATAATATTATATTTCTTATCGGGGAACTCCATAAAATAAGTATAAATAAATTTGTATATAATTCAATTCATGCTAAATTTAATAATGTTCATTGAAGGACAGATCAGGCTTTCTAGCCTAGTCCTGTTTCCTTTCTATGTTCGATACTTAACATTAAGCCAGCTACCAAGATAGTTGGCTTTTTGTTTTTAGCTCGAATATTTTATTTGGAAAACTATTGGTTTGTCGTCATCCGACTTTTCGCTATGTTCTCGCTTAGACCATTCTTTAGGATTTGATCGTTCAAGAAACCAAGCACTAGCTTGCCATATACCATTTGAGGCAGCATCCGTGATTACAGCTAGGTGTGAGATCTCCCCATCTACCTTTGCTTTTTTTATAGACTCCCAAAATTCCCATAATTCCAGATCTTCAACATTTTTTATGTTATCTGGATTACCAGAACAGGCTTCATCTATCTTTATTGCTTCTTGTTGCCAACGATAAAAGGTTGTAGAACTTATACCTGCAAAGGTTGCAGCCTTATTATTCGACAATCCAAGCTTTAGAGCCTTTACTAAGTCCGTAAGCGTTTCTGTGGTCAATTTACTAGGTCTCCCTACTTCGTGTCCTACAATCTCAACCTCGACGGCGTCGTGATCAACTATATCGGTTTCCGGAAGATCTACCTCTATTTCGTCAAATCCAATATCGTCGTCAACTACAACTTCGCTATCGGCTAGATCGGTCACTTCCTTACCGGAATAATCATTATCATTATTATCATTATTAGATAATCCTTCTACAACAT